CACGGCCTCGGTCTCGATGTTCGAGCCCTCGATCTCGACGTCGGCCACCGGATGATACGTGACGCCGTCGATGGTGATGTCGACGCGCCCGCCCGCATTGCGTGCCATTGTTTATGCTCCTGACATGTGTTGAGGCGTAGTGCCTCGAGCTGCTGATCGATCACAAGTGGAGGACCGGCGCTCGCGCCGGCGCGCAGTCGCGCGCTTGGCCGCTGCGCGGCCAGGCTGCCGTTACGCGGGAACCGCGATGTCGAGCGTGTCGGCTGGTTCGCGCCGCTGCATGTAGTTCACGGCCGCGGCGGCCAGCACGCGCAGCTGGTTGACGTGGTCGAGTGGGAGGCTCGCATTGACACGGTTCGGGTCCACCGGATCACGCTCGACCACCACGTTGCGCGCAAAGAGATCGAGTCCCTCGAACACGCCCAGAGCCACCAGGTCTGCGTACCCGTGGATGAGCGTATTGCGGATGTCAGTCGGCGTCGTGATATGCGGCAGCCGGCCGGGGTTGCTGTCGGCGAGCGCCTGCCGCCCGTGGGCGTTGGTCACCTTCTGGCGCAGGTAGCGGATGCCGTACATGGACTGCGCCATGGTCTCGATGTCGAGATAGGTGGCGTCCGGATCGCCCCAGGCGTTGACGCGGTAGCCGGTGACGATGCGGTCGATGCGCACCGAGCCGTCTGCATGCACGTAGTAGCCGGAGATGCCGGAGTAGTAGAGCGTCTGCCGATCGGTGCGGGTGAGGCGGTCCGCCTTGGCGCGCGGACCCTTGATGCCGACGAGCTCCAGCGTCTGCAGCGGCCGCGACAGCTCCGGTGGCGTCGACAGGTGCTTGACGAGCCGCGCGCCGACGGCCGCGGCCACCTCCCAGGGTGGCGACAGGAACTTGCGGCATGGGAAATAGCTGAGGTGCTGCCGGTTCTGAGCGAGCCCGAAGGTCTGCAGGTCGCCCACTGTGCCGGTGTGCGGCACGATGGCGTGCCCGTAGAGCTGCTTGTACCAGGACCAGGTGCCGGCGACGTCGCTGAAGTAGTCGCTGATCGCGCCGAGGTTCGTCGCGTCGGAGTACGGCAGCACGATCCAGTCGAACTCGTCCTCGCCGAGGTTGGCGAGCGCCGAGGTGATGTCGGGATCGCCGGCGCCGTTGGCCATGGCCGTGATGGTAAGCTCGAGCCCGCTGCCGGTGTGGCCGAGATTGCCATCCTCCTCGAGCAGTCCGCGCTCGATCAGGATGAAGTTGCCGAGCGTGCCCTTGTGGCGCGCCGTCAGGTCCACTTCACTCGCCTCCGTGCCGTTGACGGCGGCCGTCACGGGGAGGCCCGGGGTCTTGTTAATCTCAGCCACCAGGTTGGCGGCGATGTCCTCGTCGGTATCGCCGACCAGCACCGGAATGCGGACGCGTTGGCCCGCGATGTAGATGGTGAGCACCTGCGCCTGCGTGAGCGACGGCGTGCCGACGGCAATCTTGCCCGTGGCGGCGACGCCGGCCTGTGCGTCGTCGAGCGGCAGCCACCAGATTTCGGCAAGCGGGGCATTACGCCGAGCAACAGCGTCCATCTGCGCCAGCATGGAGCCGGCGCCCCCGAGACCCGCCGCCTGCGCCTCGCGCACCATGATGGGCTGCCCCGCGGGAGCCGCGCCGGTCGAGAGCTTCTGCCCGATGAGCAGCAGCCGCGCATTGGACTGGTAGGGCGTGCCGCCCGGGCGGAACTCGGCGTAGAAAAACGGGACCCGGACGTTCCCAGGGATGTTGTCGAAGAGCACGGGCATCGGTGCAGTCCTTCTCTGCGGGTTGTCGGATCAATCAGCCTTGGTGCGTCTGGCACGCGGAGATGCCGTCCGCACCTCGACGACATCGCCGTCCTTGAGGCGGCGCTGCCAGTACACGGTGAGCGGCACCTTCTCGCCGGCGGGGTTGAGCGGGCGGTTGCCGCGATCGGGGTTGAGAATCGTCGCGCCGTCGCGCGGCCGCACGGTGAGCATCCGCATCGTCATGTCTCCTGCGGTTCAGTCCGTTGGCAGATCGGCTTGCGCGACACCTTTCGGCCGCGCAGGTCCGTCGCCGGCGAGGTTGCCGCCACCCTGATCGGCCTCGACAAGACGCACCCGCTCTAGAGCCGGCAGCACGATGGGCTTTTCGCCGCCGGCGGCGATCAGCATGTCCTTCATCGCCTGGGCAGAGGCCGCGTAAGGCCCGCCATCGGCGATGATGGCCTCGAGCAGCGGCCCGAGCGGCTTGGGGATCGCCGCTGCCGGCGCCAATGGCGCCTCTCCGCTCCACGCGGTCACCGCCGGATCCTCCGCGAGCGGCAGTGCGATGACGGCAGTGATCTGGCGCGCGGCGAGCCGCTCGTTGCCTTCGCGTTCGACGAAGCGCAGCGAGCTCCACCGCTCGATCCGGCGGCAGAGTTTGTTGAGCTCGGCGCCCCAGGGCGATTGCCCATCGAGGAATACGCGCTCGATCTGACGCTCGAAGAGGTCGAGCATCGCCTCGAGCTCGGGCTCGGTCGCGGGCAGGATGAGCCCGCCGTCCGCCTCCTGTCCGAGGGTTCCGAGCGAGATCTCCATGACGAGATTGACGCGCCGCTCGAATGGCGGCCCGCCGTTGTTGGCCGACAGAGACTCGCCCTGGTCGTCGTCCGTCATGACGCGGACGATCGGCACCAGCTCGTCCGCGTTGACGCCCTGCACCGGATCGATGCGGCTGTCGAACACGAGTTGCCGCGCCATGGTCGGATACGGCGGCTGGAACCCGTTGGTCAGCGCCATGACCGTGGCCAGCCGCAGCGCCGTTCGTTCGAGGCTCATGGCGCGACCTGATTGAGCATGAGTTTGAACCGGCCCTCGCCGTCCTGCTTGACGTCGGTGACCTCGTAGAGCGTGCCCGTGCCCTGCCGCAGGAAGCGGTCGAACCGCCGCGGGCCCTCGCCCACAGCGAACTGCCGCACGTCGATCGAGAGCGTCAGCTTGCGCATGGAAAACCGTGAGCTTCCGCGCACCTCCGCGCCGATCTCGGTCGACACGAAGCTCGGCTCGTCGAACACACCCACCACCGTCCGTGTCCCGCGCGTTGGATCCGGAGACGGCTTGGCATTCGGCACCGGTGCCGCGTGCGGCTGGAATGTAAACGGCTCGCCGAACTGCAGATCGATGGCGTCAGAGAGGCGGTTCTCGAGAGCTGCGAAGGCCGAGGGCATGCGCTACTTGCCCTTTCTGCTCTTCGGTTTCTGGGCTGCAGGCTGATGCCCCTCGGCGGTTGTCTCGCCGCTACCAGCCTCACCCCCCGAATCGCCGCTGCCCGCCTCACCCTCCGGCCCGGCAGCGCCCGTGTCGCCATCTGCCCCTTGCCCGCCGGACGGTGTTTCTGCGTCGGCCCTGGCGCCGGACGGCGCTTCCCTGGCCGCCAATGCGGCCTCGAGCTCGGCCTCGTCGACGTCCTCCCCGGCGAGCACGCGCGCCGCGGCATCGACCATCGCCTGGTGCACGTCGGACAGCGGACGCATCGGCTCCGCGACGCCAAGGGCGATGGCAACTGCCGCCACATCGTCGGTCATCTCAAGAACGAGCCCGTTCGGATAGCGGCGCACCACGTTGCGGTCCGCATCCTCGGGGCACTCCCAATCCTGCGTCATGCGGACGGAGATGCTCATTGTGTTCACCCGCGTTCAAGTGAGGGATGGGAGCCGGCGAGCCGGCTCTGATGGGGCCGCTGGCTCAAGCTCAGGATGCCGCTATCGTGCCCTTGACCAGCGTTGCGGGCCGCATCCACAACGGCAAGAACGAGCTCTGCGTGTGCAGCTCGACCCCGCGGTCGAAGCGCACCGGGGCGGCCTTCGCGTAGTAGAGCTGGCCCGGCATGTTCAGCGCCTCTATGAAGTCGCCGGGCGCGGCGAAGCACGCCGCGGACTGCATGGTGCCGAGCGGGAAGAACCGCGCCGTGCCGGCCGGGATGAAGCGCCGCACGGTCGATGTGCCGTCCTGGTTCACCGCCGAGGCCTGGCCGCGGTACTCGATGAACGTGATGCCTTGGTGGACGAAGATCGGCCGCACGTCGTCGAGGTTCGGGTTGAGGCGCATCATCGCCGCCGCGGCGTTGTATGCCTGCTTCAGATCCGCATCCTCGAGCAGGAAGTCGTAGAACTCGGGCGAGCACAGCGCCGCGACGCCTGTCATCACGTCGCCCATCAGGTTGTCCTCGATGTGCCGCTTGACGTTGCGCAGATGCTGGTTGACGCTGCCAGCCGCGCCGAAATACTCGACCTTTTCCGTCACGCCGAACTCGGTCCAGAGGTTCAGCATCACGCTGCCATCGGCGTCGAGGATCATGCCGTTGAGCGCACCCACGCGGCGCCATTCGTGCGTCAGCTGGTGCTTCAGCGCCATAGTGAACAGCTTCCGCGCCACGGCCTCCTCGAGCATCATCGGCGCCTTGGAGCCGAACGCCAGGAGGTTCTGCAGGTCGCCAACCTTGATTGCGTCCTCGTGCGCGGTGAGAGGAATCTCGAACAGCTTCCGCTTGCGCTTGCCGACGCTGCCCTGGCTCGCCGGGCCGCCGCGCTCGGTCGCGGGCAGAAGGTTCAGCACCATGTTGTCGATCTCGAGCGCCACGTAGGTCGTGGACAACGGAATCGGATCGCCGAAGATCCCGAGGCTCGTGATGAGCGTGTAGTAGTTCGGGATCTGGTTCATCGTGAGGGTCAGCTCTTCGGCCGAGAACTCGCGGTTCGTAAAGCCGTCGATGACGAGTGCGCCGCCGCTCATTTCGGGGCTCCTTTCGGGTTTCGCGGAAGATGGGAATCATCGGCGCGGGCAGCGCCCGCCGCCAGCGTGGTTGAGACGAGCTGAAGGTCTATCGGTCAGGCGCTGTCGCGGACGACCAGGCCGAGCTCGACGAGCTGCGCGATGGCAGCGTCCTTTTTTGCGTTGTTGTCGACGGAGGAATCCCAGATGAGCCCCAATCGGCTCAGCACGGCCGGACCACGCACGATGACGACGGCCTGCTGATCGGCCGATGTGGCATCGACCTTCTGCAGAAGCACGGCGGCCGCTGTCTCTGTGCCATCGGAGGCGCCATTCGTGTGCGCCTTCCACTTGCCAGAGGCGGTGACCTTGCCGAGAACGGTGCCGATGTCGAGCACACCGGCCCCCGAGGCGATGGTGACGACCTCGCGACAATACTCGCTGGAGAATTCCGCTTTGAGAACGTCGGAGATGGCCTTCGGCTCATCCCAGGTCATTGTGCGAATGGCAACCATGGCGGTGCGATCCTGTCAGAGAGTTGCGTTTCGGGGTGACGGAAGGGCTCAGCGGCCCAGCAACCCAGGCACGCGCGGCGCGGGCTGCTTGGCGAGGAGGTTCTTCATCGCCGCGCCGAGCCCGGGCGTGGGGCTCGCCGTGTCGGCTTCACCCTGGTGCGCGATCCGCGGGTTGCCGCCGGATTTCGCCACGGCCTGGTAGAACGCGGTGCGGCTCGCCAGCGGATTGCCGGAGGACTCGGCCTCGCGCTGCTCCTGCGGCAGCTTGGCCAGGACCTCCGCGGCCTTCTCCGCCGACATGTCTGTCTCCAGAGCGAGCACGTGGGCCTGCACTTGCCGGTCCTTCGCCTCGGGGTGACCGAGAATGGCCTTGATGCGGGCGAGCTCGTCGGCGCGGCCCTGCTCGTAGGTGCGCGCCTGTCCCAGGGCGGCTATCTGATCTGCAGCGGTTGCTGCGGCTGACGAACCGTCGCCAATCGATTGAGCGACGTTGACCACGGCCGCAGAGGCCTCCGTCTCAGGGATGCCGAGGCTGGCCCTCAGGGCCTTCGTGGCCTCCTGGATCTCCGCCAGCGTCATGCTCTCCCAGCCGCCCGCTGCGGCCGGCTTTTCAATGTCCATCGTGCTTCTCCTTGCTGCCACTTTCGGGGGCGGGTTTGAAGCAGGCACGCGCGACGGCGCCTGCTGTCTCGGTTGCACTCTGCCGGCCTCGACCTCGGCGACGGCGCCGTCGAACGTGCCGACCTCGTCTGCGAGCCCGGCCTCGACCGCATCGCTGCCCATGTAGACGCGGGCCTCGGTGTCTCTCACCTGGCGCTCGGTGAGCTGCGGCCGGCCGGCGAGCACGGTCGCGATGAAGGCGCTGTATACCTTGTCGACCCTGGCCTGAATGTCGGCCCTGACCGACTCCGGCAATGGCATGAAGCTATTGCCGTCGGCCTTGTGCGCGCCGGCGTGAATGATCGTGACCTTGATGCCCCTTTTGGCGAGCTCCTGCGATCTATCCGCGTGGATGTAGATGACGCCGATCGACCCGAGCTGCGAGGATTGGGTCGCCACGATCTTGGTGGCGCCGGAGGCGATGCCGTAGGCGGCCGAGGCCACGAGCGAGTTTGCGACCGCGATGACCGGCTTTTCCTGCGCGATGGCCCGCACCAGATCTGCCGTTTCATTCATTCCGGACGCCATGCCGCCCGGCGAGTCGATGTCGAGCACGATGCCGCGCACGTGCGGGTCGCTGGCGGCGTTGCGCAGCTGCTGCCGCAGGCCCTCGTAGGATACGAGCCCGGAGCTGGCGCCGAGATAGGCCCCGCGGTTCGTCAGCTCGCCGATGACGGGCACGATAGCGGCGCCGCGGCTCGTCACGTTGTAGCCCTGCCAGCGGCCCTCGCGATTGACCACCGGCGTGCCGGCGAAACGGCTGGCGCCGATCTCGCCGATGCGGCCGTCGAGCGCCTGCAGGATGGCCCCGGCGGCCTCCGGCGTGATGAGATGCGGCTGATTGTAGATCAGGCCCGCCAGGCGCACGAGCTCGGGCATTCAGGCGGCCTCCTTGTTGTCGTTGTCGTCGCTGTCCTCGACAGGAGGCGGTGGCGGAAGTCCGCTCGGATCGGGCAACCCAAGTTGAGCGCGGTAGCGCTGCTCGTAGGCCAGCTGATCGAGGTTGTCGCGCCAGTTCTGCCCCTCCTCGGCGCAGACCTCCTCCATGGTCTCGACACCCATCTGCATGCCGAGCTTCTGTGCCTGGCGCTCCTTGAGCGGGTCGATCATCGGCTTGCCCCAGGCGATGAAGGTGCCGCGCACCAGGTAGGGCCGCGCCGCGAGAAAATCCGTGACGCCCGGCGGCAAGGGCACGGCGCCGATGGCGACAGCCTCC